GTAATAAACATATTGATTGTAGATTGCAATAGATGTAGAGCAAACTGATGGGTTAAGTTATGGAGAATTAAATAATAGTGTTCTTCAATTAGCAGAAGAATTAGAAAGATTAATAGGAGCCGAGGTTTGTATTTATTGTAATACAAACTATGCTAGAAATGTATTAGATAGCAGATTAGGTAAGTATTCATTATGGGTAGCCCATTACGGAGTAAATAAACCAGGAGACAATCCTATATGGGATAAATGGGCAGGATTCCAATATTCAGAAAATGGAACTTCAAATGTAAATGGAAGTTTAGATTTAGATGAATTTACAGAAGAAATTTTTATTAATAAAGAAAGCTCAAAAGTAACTGAAAATAAATTATTCTCTACTAATGCAAGAGCTTTAGTAGCTTTAGATCCTAGAGATAATCCAAGTGATAACTATAATGATTTAGGTGAAATATATGAAGGTGAAAGAATACAAGTTTTAGCAGAGGTTTGCGATAAAGAAGATTACTTACCAGTTAAGTATTGGAAAGATTCAGAAGGTAGAGAATCAGGAAAAGTATGGATTAGAAGTAAACAAGATTATATGATGATAGATACTTATCATAGAGTATTTAATGTAATAACTCAATTAGATGCAAGATATGAACCTTCTAGTGATTCAGCTACTATGGGTTATGTAAAAAATGGAGAAAGATTATATGTGCATAGAACAGAAGGAAACTATTCTTTATGTACTTACTTTGCAGGTAATGGCTATAAAACAGCATGGTTTACAGCTAAATATTTAGAAAGAATATAAAAAAAGGCTAGGTGGGGTTAATTCCTACCTAGCCTTTTTTTATTTAAATTTAAACATTTATTTATGATTTAATATAAATTCTTCTAAAGCAACTGTAATGATCTCTTGCATCTTCAGTTCTCTATGGTTATTACAAAACTTAGTAAATTTTTCAGAAGTATTTTTATAAAGTTTAAATGTACGAGGGATTATATCTCCTTGAAGTACGCTAGAATCAATTTTAAGTGTTTCTTTTTTTGTACTACTAAGCAATTCTAGTATTTCTTTTTGTTGTTCTTCTAAGCGTTCTATACGCTTTATTAAAGAATCATTATTTACCTTTACAAAAAATCCTTGTTCTCTATCATAAATAAAATTTTCTTTCTTCATAATCTCAAAAATTTCATTTCTTTTTACCTTTAGCATTTTTGCTATTTGGTTAATGCTCATTCCTTCTATAACTAAGGAATTATTAATTTTTTCTACCAAACTTCTATTATCAACAGAATTCACACTATCAACAACCTTCCATTACAAGTATTACTTAGTACTACCTTACAATAATTGTAAAAATAAAGCAATAAATAATTTCTTGAAATATTTATAAATTTAATAAATAATAGTATTAAAAGGAGTTGAGAACATGACTTTAAAAGATATATATAATTATTATGATAATTTAGAATTAGAAAATTGGCATAAGCATAAAAGTGTAATTGATAAAATTAAAGAGCTTTACTTAAATAAAATAATTTCAATTAAAGAACTTTATAATGATTTTTCTACATTCCAGAAAGGATATGGTTATGAAGATGAAGAAACTTTAAGAATGCCTTTTGATGATCCTGAAGAAATTGAATATGAATTAGTAGAACAATTTTATGATGATTTTATATGCTTTAAGTATGAAATTATTGATAAAGAAAAATTATTATTAAAAATAATAGATATTTATTGGGAATAAAAAAAGACTAAGCAATTAAGCTTAGTCTATAATATATTCTTCTAAATCCATTAGAACTGTCTGAATTCTATACAATAAATCACTTTCTTTTTCACTAAAGGCTCTGTATTCTAGAACCTTTAGATTACCATATATATTTAATAAATTTTGCTTAGATGCATTCTTTTTAGTTAATGTATTTTCTAAAAGAGTAATATTATTATTTAATCCCATCTCTAAATTACTCATACTAATATCTCCATTCAGCAACCAAGTATATTGGCAATAGAATTGTTGCAATAGCTAAATAATAACTTAACCATCTTATAGCTACTCCTAAACTTTTTCCTAATTTATTCATTTTTATATCCTCCTTATTGACCACACCAATAAGATAAGATATACTTATATTGCGAGTACAAGTGCCTTACCTTAATGGTGGGTGCTTTTTTTTATTTTCTATTATTCATAAAATTAAGTAAATCATTTTTACTTTCATCTATATTTTCTTGCTTCAAGTCCATATTATCTAATTTTTCTTTTAATTCATCTTTAAGTTCTTCCAAAAGTCTTGCTCTTATTTCTTCAGTAAGTTCTTCTTTTAATTCTTCTTTTAATTCTTCTTTGAGCTGCTCCAAATCTATGCTTAATGCACCATTAGTAATATTAGTATTATTTGTATTACTTAAATATTCTTTAATATCTTTTTCTATTAATTCTTTAATGTAAGTTGCAAATCTCTTATTTTTAAAATTTATAAATTTAAGCATATAAAACTCATCTTTATTGAATCTTACTGGTTGTATTTTTTCATCTTTTCCTTCAAGATCTTCCATCTCTACTTTATCTAAAAAAGTTAAATCCAAAGTATTTCGCCTACCTTCTCATAAGTATTAGCATTAGCAAATGCTGCATTAGGATGTAATTCTGCTTTTTCATATTCATCTTTTATATTTTTTTCTAATTGAATAGCACCACATCCAATTAATTGAATACTATCTGCACTTTCAACATCAAAGTATTGGTTAATGTAAGAAGTAAGTCCATCTACATAAGTTTCAACTATTGCATTTATAAAACTTATATTTTTTTCTTCTTGATCTATTGTAAATTTATCTTCTCCAATCATATCAATAGCAATGTTAGAATTTAAAGTTGTTGAATATCTATTATTAACTTGTTTTATAACATTCTCATAAAGAGTTATCATTCCTTCTCTATATGTTCTTGCCTTAGTTAAATTTAATCCATCCCAGAAACTAATATCTATAGTTCCCCCACCAAAGTCTATAACTAAAGTCTTTTTATCTTTAAATTTTTCTCTATCAGCAAAAACAATAGCTGATTCACAAAATACTTCAACATTTTCTATATTAATTGTTTTTTCTACTCCATTAACTGTTATTTTCTCATTTTCAAAAGATTCTATATGTTTTTTAATTTCTTCAGTTAGATTTTTATCATTAAATGATTCTACTGGAACTCCAACAACAATATTAGTAGTTATATTATTTGCTTTAGAGCTTTTAGCAATAGCAGTTAAAAGATTAATCTTATAGGCAGTTTTAAAGTACTTTCTTTTACTTATGTTTAATGCTCCGTCATAAGCACCTACAGTATATTCTGCGCCGTTATAAATAACTTTTATATCATTCTCATTCATTTTAGTTATACCTGGTTTTATTTTGCTTTCAAATATAACTGATTTACTTGTTTTTACATTTGCATTTCCTAAATCAATTCCTAATGTACTAACTTTCATTATTTTCACCTCATTAAAAGTAATATTTTATATTACAATTATATTATTTTTAGAATAATATGTCAAGTGATAATATTATAATATAATACAATATATTATTTTTATAATATTATGTAATATAAAATATTATAAAATGCTTTACTTTAGTGTTGATAATATTATATAATAATATTATGTAATACAAATAAAAAAGGAAGGTTACATAAACCTTCCAATCTAGACAAATTATTTTTATTATGTTAATATTAAATCAATAAAAACGGAATAAAAAGACAAAACCCGCTAAGTTCAAAGTTTGGTCGCAGCGAACTTAACGGGTACACTCATAATCCTCGAAAGGATTTCTTGAGTTAAGTATATAATAAAGCATTGCCAAAAGTCAATACATTGTCAAGACTTTTTATATAATTTTGTAATTCAAGAACTTCTTCCAGGGGAATTAAGAGTATTGGTTTTATTCCTTATGGGAGGAGTATTTTTATGAAAAATTATAAAGTTAATTTTACAGAACAAGAAAACAATCTATTTAACACTATAGAAAAAGAGAACATAAGAAATAGTGTTATGTCTTTATATGCATATCTATCTGGAAGAGCTGTTAACGGATCTATAACTTTCTCTTACAGACCATTCTTAAATAAATATAATCGTAATCATAAAAAAATAAGCCTTGGAACTTTAAAGAATAGAATAAATACTTTAGTAGAGTTAGGACTTCTTACAGTAGAAAAGGTAAAGCAGTCTTGCACTTATAAATTGAACAGATTTTTGAACAGTTTAAAACCGACTCTAGATACTGAAAATACTAGCTTAGAATGTAATGGCTCTGAACATAAATATATAAATAATATAAATAATATAGATATAGACTTATATAGTAACTCTAACAATGAGTTTGATTCTAGCAGATATGAAAAGTGTACTAGCCTTGTAGATGTTAGAAATAAAGTTAGAGAGTTACTTAAAGCTTGTAGAGTTAAATCTAGCTGGATAAAAGATAGAGTATTAGTTAAAGTATCTAAAGCATATAGAAACATTACTGTTAAATTCTTAGAGAACTATATTTTAAAAGCTATAGAAGATGCTATAAACACATATAAAAAGAACTGGATTAAATATACTAACGTTACTGCAAAACCAGTTAGAGAAGCTAATTTTACGCAAAGAGAATATGACTATGATATTTTAGAAGAACAACTATTATCACATTATTAAAAAAACAAAGAGCATAAGCTCTCTGTTCTATTTGTTATACATTAAAATTGATCTTATCGTAACAACCATGTTTGCAGCAATTAAACTCTAAAGTATTATTATTAAAAAAATTTAATAATTCTATTGGACAAAGTTTAAGAACATTAGATATGTGAACTAAAGTATATGGACTTGGTTTGCTTTGACGATGCTCTAGCTCACATAAAAAACTTTTACTTATACCAAGTTTTTTAGCTAATGCTGTTTGTGAAATGTTGTTAATTCGACGATATTCTTCTATAATTTTTATCACCCCCATAAATTTATTATAATATTTTAATTTTTATTAAACACTATTAAATTTTAAAAAATAAAATGAAGAAAATATGTGTCGAAATTTTTCGCTACTTTCGAACAAGTTATGTGATATAATAATTTTGGGAAGAAAAAGGGAACGTATGTTCGTGGAATGGAGTGGTAATTTTTGAAAATACAGATATTAAATGCAATAATAAAAAATATAAAATTAATTAATGATATAAATACTTTGAAAAATTTATTAACCGTTACCGAAACAATAGTTTTAAAAGAAAAAGAAGGCAATTAATTGCCTTCTTTTCCTTTGGAGAGATTATCTAATATTTTAGAAACAAACTCAAATTCTTCACGATTAAGTTTACTTAAAGAAATTACAGTTTTTTTAGTTATTTCATCACAGTTAACTAGCCATTCAGCTAAAGTTTTGTTAAATTGTTCATTATCATCAACAATTTTAAATATTTCTCCTTTACCAGATCTAAGCCACTCTTCATTAACTTGAAACTTTTCACAAATATCATTAACTACTCTAGGACTTATATTAACTTTTCCTGATTCTATTAACGATAAGTTACTTCTACCCATGTTAATTTTTTTGCCAAACTGATCTTGTGTTAAACCTAACCTTTTGCGAAGTTCTTTAACTCTTTTATTCATAGTTTGTAACTCCTTTCCAGTAACAATTGTAACATATAAAAGTTTGATAAACAACTTTTTATGTTAATAAAAGTTTAATTTTGTTTTAAAAAATATCGAGAAATAGAGAAAAAAAGCTTGAAAAGTTTGATTATTAAACTTATAATGTTAATAAACAAACAAAAAAGTGGAGGGATTATTTTGGAAAAGAAGAAAGAATATGAGTATGAATACGAATTACAAGCATTTGAGTTGGGAATGTTTGGCCAAAAAATGAATAAATTAAAAAATATTGAAAAAGTTTATCTATCTGGAGTTGTTGATGGAGCTATTTTAAGAGTAATGGGAGAAAAAATGCATGAACAATCTGAGTAAAAAAATTTCATGTTCAATATTACTTTTCTAAAAAAATATATTGGAAAGTAATATTGAAAGGAGGAGCTTTATGGCTATTTTTAGAGTTGTTAAAAACAAACAATATACAGTGGTTGATAATCATTTTATTGATGATCCTAAACTATCATTAAAAGCAAAAGGTTTACTTTTAATGTTTTTAAAAAGACCAGATAATTGGAACATTTATTTAAAAGAGTTAGAAAAGTGTTGTAAAGATGGAAAGGATTCAATTAATACAGCTATTAAAGAACTAGAAAAGTTCGGGTACATAAATAGAAATTTAAAAAGGGATGAAAAAGGTAAATTAATAGGTGGATATGATTATCTTATTAGAGAAATTCCTTTAACCGAAATCGGATTTCCCGTAATAGGGGATTCACCTAATAGGGAAAAACCTCCCTTAATAAATACTGAACTTAATAAAAATACTAATAATATATATAGTCGAGTTATAGATTATCTTAATTTGAAGACTGGAAAAACATATAAAGCTACAACTAAAAAAACACAATCCTTAATAAAAGCACGAATTGAAGAAGGATTTATTGAAGAAGAGTTCTTTAAGGTTATAGATAATAAAGTTTCTGAATGGAAAGGTACAGATTATGAAAAGTATTTAAGACCAGAAACCTTATTTGGAAATAAGTTTGAAGGATATTTAAATCAAGGGAATAGATCAGGTGCAGCTAAAGTTCCAGCTAATGAAAATAAAAAAGGGAATTTCGATTACTAGGTGATTATATGATGGAGAAAAATTATTCAATTGAAAGTGAAAAAAACATTTTAGGAACTATTTTACAAGATAATAATTTTATGATAAAGGCTATGAGCTTTTTAGAAGAAGAAGATTTTTATAGTTCCAAACACAAAATTATATATAAAGCTATGAAAGGGCTAGTAAAAAATAATATAAGTTTTGATGTAACAATAGTTGCTGAGAAGTTAGCAGCTGAAATAAAAGCTAAAGCAATTACTTTATCTGATTTAACAGAAATATCTTTTCATACTTCCAGGGGTGCATTTGATAGTCATTTAAATTTAGTTAAAGAAAAAAGTAAAGAAAGAAAATTAATTGAAGCGTGTAAAAATATAATTAATGATTCTGGAAGTGTAGAAGCTAAAGTGGACTTATTACAAAATACTTTACTTGAACTTAATTCATCTAATAAAAAAGATAGAGTTTATAAGATGAATGAGGTTATGGAAAAGACATTTACTAAAATAGAACAAGCTTTTACAAGTGGTACAGGACTAACAGGAATAAGCACAGGGATTAGAAAAATAGATAATGCTACAAATGGATTAGAGAAAAAAGACTTTATTGTATTAGGAGCAAGGCCTTCTATGGGTAAGACAGCTTTATCACTAGCAATTATGGAAAATATAAAAGGAAAAGTTTTATATATCCAGCTAGATATGAGTACTGAAGGAATGGGACAAAGGTTACTAGCTTCAAACTCATTAATTGAGAATGGGAAAATTGCTAGGGGAAAATTTAATGATTTAGAAATGAACAAGCTTGTAAATGTTGTTGATAGATTAAGTAAAAAGGATAACATATTTATCTATGAACCACCTTTTATAACTGTAAATCAGATAAGATTAATAGCTAAAGAAATTCAAATTAAATATGGATTAGATGTTATTATAGTTGACCATATAGGAAAGATTAGAGCAACAACTAAAGGTACTAAATATGAACAATCAAGTTATATATCTAATTCTTTAAAATCTATGGCCAAAGAATTAGATGTGGCCATGATTGGATTATGTCAACTTTCAAGAGCTTCAGAACAAAGAGCAGATCATAGACCAGTTTTATCTGATTTAAGAGATACTGGAAGTATTGAAGAAGATGCAGATGTAATAGGCCTTCTTTATAGAAATGGATATTATAGAGCAAGAGAAGAAAAAGAAGATATAACAGATGATGTTTTAGAGATAAATTTTGCAAAATGCAGAAATGGAAGAACTGGTGTAGTTGAGTTGAAATATAATTTACCAACTCAAAGATTATCAGAGTTTTAGGAGGAAAAAATGAATAAAGTAATTTTGATAGGAAGATTAACGAAAGATCCAGAGCTAAGATTTACAGCTAGTAAGGGTACAGCAGTTTCAAGGTTTACATTAGCTGTAAATAGAAGTTATAAAAATGAAGCAGGAGAATATGAAGCTGATTTTATAAGTTGTATTGCTTATGGGAAGACAGGAGAAAATATAGCTCAATATATGACTAAAGGTAGACAATTAGCTATTTCAGGAAATATAAGAACAGGAAGTTATGAAGCTCAAGATGGAACTAGAAGATATACTACGGATGTAGTTGTAGAAGGATTTAATTTTATTGATTATTCAAAAAGAGAAAATGATTTTGGAGGAGCTTTTAATACACCAGATAATTCATTTAGTAGTAATGATGATATGACACCTATAGATGATGGAGATGTACCGTTTTAGATAAAAATCAATGAGGAAGGTTTGTAGTTATGAAGAAAAGTTGTGAAAATTGTTATTTCATGCCTAAGGATGGAATATGTTTTTTTGAAAAAGATTTAAAGGAAAATATATGTGAAAATTATACTGAAATATGTGAGTGTGGATCTCAAGCTGAGTATAAGTATAAAGGAAAATATTATTGTACTGATTGTTTATTAAAAAAATTTGAAATAGAAGAATATACTACTACTGAATATTATATGAATGGTGATTATTTAGGTAATGATGATGATATGAGTGAAGTAATTAGAAATTTAAATGAAGATATTGAAGAATTGGATTAAGGTGAGTTTATGAAGGTAGTTATTGTTAAAGAAAAAGGGGTTGTAAAGATTCTTGAAGGTACTGGAACTGTTACAAATCATGTTTTAGGCATGAGAGTCGATTAACTAGTGGAGAAGTTAAATACTATGAACTTGATTATGATAAAAGTTTAGGAATATCAGTAGATGCATATATAGAAACATTGAATGTATTTCCAGAGTTATTAAATAAATCAAGATTAATTAAAGAAATAAATTTTTAAAATAATAATACGAAAAAATAGTTGTAGTTTATAAAAAGATACAGAGAGGTGGCAAAGTTGCAATATATAGCTAGTTTTAGCGGAGGAAAAGATAGTACCGCTATGATATTAAAGATAATTGAATTAGGACTACCTTTAGATAGAATAGTGTTTTGTGATACGGGGCTTGAGTTTGGAGAGCAAATAAACATTGTTAAAATAGCTGAAAGAAAATTTAAAGAGCTTAAACCAGGTATTAAATTTGATTGGATTAGGCCTGAAAAGAGTTTTGAGGATTATTTTTATACGGTTAATACTACTGGAAAAAGAAAAGGACAAATATGGGGATGGCCATTCATGTTAGGAGCTTGGTGTAATAGCAGGTTAAAAATGAAACCATTAAATAAATATTTCAGAGAAATTGGTGAACATAAGAGATATGTTGGCATAGCTTATGATGAACCAAAGAGATATAAAAGACTTCCTAAGAACTGCATAGCTCCATTATATGAATTGAAAATGACAGAAGATGATTGCTTAAATTATATAAAATCAAAAGGATTTAAGAATCCTATGTATTGGAAGTTTGAAAGATTAGGATGTTATTTATGTCCTAAACAAAATTTAAATAGTCTTAGAAGTTTAAGGAGACATTATCCTATGTTATGGGAAAAGATGCTTAAAATGGACAAAGATAGCCCTATACCATTTAAAGCAGATGGGACAAGATTAGTTGATATAGAAGAAAGATTTAAGCGAGAAGATATGAAGAGTAGAAAGGTTTATCCATTGATTGAACCTAGACTATTTTGTGAAGCAAAACAGCTTGCTATGAATTTATAAGAAGGTGAAAAGTAATGGAAGAAGAAATATTTAAATACTTAAATAAGTATGCAACTAATATTTTGAAATATAATGCAATTTCTAAAGTTGCATCTGTATTTGATATTAGTTTTTCAGATTCAAAAAGGATTTATAAAAAATGGAGAAGAAACTGGTGCTTAAAAGAATATAAAAATGCTAAGGATGATGAAGCTAGCGAAATAAAAGATATTTTTCAATATGCAAAGATAATGGCAGATGCTCCAAGATCTAAGTATTCAGAAGAAGAAATTCTAAGTGTTATGATATTAAGATTAGAAAAGTTTTATACAGTTAGTCAGATTGTAAAGGAAACAGGTTTTAAATTAGAAGTTGTTAGAAGCATAGTAAGTAAAGCAGGTTCATATGGTTTTAAAATAAGTAAGTAGATGCAGGAGTTAGCTATGGAAAAAAATTTAAAGGAACTAGAAACAGTATTAAGTAATTATAAGCTTATGAAAATTGAGCTAGAAAATTTAAAGTTAAGGGAAATTGAAGAAAAGATTGATTTAAGTATAGAAATTGAGAAAAGAGCTGCTAAAATAGCAAGAATAGATAATGCTATTGAAGCGTTATCTCCAAAACATAAATTAATTATTAAAGAAAGATTCTTAGATGGGATGGGAAAACAATCTTGGAGATTAATTTCTAATATGTTATTTTTATCTGAAAGACGTTGTTATCAAATAAAAAATGAAGCTTTAAGCATATTACTAAGTGTTATTTAATATGTTTAAAAAAGAGTGCATTAAAATTGCAGTAAAGTTGCAGAAAGTGTGCACTCTTTTTTATTTGTTTTCATGTTAAAATATATTACATAAAGAGAAAAAATAAATAAAAGTAATATAAATGTCCCTTTTTTTGGTATGGGTAAACTATATAGTTTTTTAGGAAGGAGAGTAGTAATGAAATCTAGTAAAAAGAAAAAAAGAGTTCGAGAGCTTTATAGAGAAGGATATAATTCAACTGAAATTGCAAAAATTATAACTGAAGAAAATTTACAAGATGGAATTTATAAAAAAACTACTCAAGAAGCTATAAAAAAATGCATCCAAAGAAATTTTAAAGATTTAAAAAAAGAGCATAAAATAAATAGAATTGCTAGAAAAGAAACTATTAAAGCTCTTAACTATGAATCAAATAGATTTATATCTGATAAAGCTTTAATTTTGAAAAATAGAAGTGTCTATAAAACTAATGCTAATGGAGATATAGTTTTAAAGAAAGAAAAAGAAGTAGGCTGCTTTTTCCCTGCTGATTTACCTAAAAGATTAGTCAACTCAGATAAGGAATGTAAAAGAGAAACTTTAAAGGGTGATGAAAATATAAGATTAAGCGTTAATAGTCACTATGCTACTAATAATACTAGTAATACAACACGTTTATTAAAGGATTATGAAACAGATATACTTTTAAATAAAAAAGTTGTTTATTAAAATTTAATATGGAAGGAAGAGTTTTATAATAAAGGTGCAACTCCTTTACCTTCCAGGTGAGTTTCTCCTTCAGTTTTCGTAGATATAAAAATAGGCTAAGGTTAGCCTATTTTATGGAAAGTTACTCAAGTTGGTTAAGAGGACAGATTGCTAATCTGTTAGTAGGCTTTAAGTCTAGCAAGAGTTCGAATCTCTTACTTTCCACCATAACCATTTAACCTTTAAAAAGATTTAACAACTAAGTTATGAACTACCATTTAAAGTGGTAGTTCTTTTTTATTTTAAGAAAGGGGGTGAAGGAATGGGGCAAAGCACTAAACCAATTAAAGATAAAAAGAAATTAATGAAAATGCAATTATATTTAAAAGCAAATCATGAAATTGCATATATTTATTTTATTTTAGCAATAACTACTGGATATAGAGCTAGTGATCTTATAGATTTAACTGTTATAGATGTTAAGAAAGCTATTAAGAAAAAAGCTTTTTGTATTGTTGAAAAGAAAAGAGAAAATTTAAGAAGAAGTAAAATGCTTCTTAAAAAAGAAGATGAATTTTCAGATGCAGCATTTAAAAAAACTGTTAAACCAAGAATAGCTCAAATTGGAGATACAACAATTAAAATTCTCCAAGAGTTTATTAAAGATAAAAATGATTGGGAGTATGTATTTCCTTCACCTAAAGGATATAATCATTTTAGTATTAGGAGAATGGGTGTAATAATAAATGAAGCAGCTGAGAAGTGTGGAATAGATTTTTGTGTAGCCAATCATGGTTTAAGAAAAACTTATGGTTATATTACTTATGAAAAGCTATGTCAGAAGAAAGATCCTATTTATGCTTTACTAATGGTTCAAGAAAATCTTATGCATTCTACTCCAGAAATTACTAAAAGATATATAGGATTAGAAGAAGAAGATAATGAAATGATTGTAAATTGTTTAGATGAATTAATAACTGAATAATTGGAAATTATTTTTCATTTTTTATTTTTAATATTACTTTTTGAGTTAGATGTATATAAGCAATAAAAATTTAATGCGTATATATAGAAGAAACTCAATTTTTTTCACTTCGTTCTTTATTATCGTAAAGTAATATAAATACATAAAAAAATAGGCCAAAATCATAAAAAATCTATTGGAAATTAAAAAAACTCAAAAAAGTGCAAAAAGCTACCTAGGTTTAACTCAAATGACTTTGTAATGTATAGAGTTTTCAATGCTTATCAATAGGTTTTGGAACTGTTCCATTTTACTACTATAAAAAGTGTAAAGAAAAACATTTGTTAAGAGTTACATTTACAATACTAAAAGTGATAGCTTATAAATGGCTATTTTAGGTGAAAAAAATAAATAATAAAGTTTACAACGTTTTTCTTTACAAATGTAAAATAATATCATATAATTATATTAGAGAAAATGATGGAGGATTTTTTAATATGATTTATGGTTATTGTAGATGTTCAACAAATGACACAAAACAAAATATTGATAGACAGATTAGAGAACTTAAAGCTTTAGGAGTAGATAGAAAAGATATATTCAAAGAATATGAAAGTGGAACTAAAGTTAATAGAGTAGAATTAAATAGATTATTAGAGCTTGTTGTTCCAGGAGATACTATAGTGGCTACTGAAGTAAGCAGAATAACAAGAAGCACTAAACAATTATGTGAAATAATTGAGTTAGCTAAAGATAGAAAGTTAAAGCTTATTTTAGGAAGTTTTGTAGTTGATTGCACTAAAGAGTTAGATCCCATGACAGAAGGTATGTTAAAGATGATGGGAGTTTTTAGTGAGATGGAAAGAAATATGATTAGTGAAAGAGTGAAAAGTGGTGTTGCTAATGCTAGGGCAAAAGGTAAAGTAGTTGGAAGACCTGCTTTAACATTAGAGAAAGTTCCACAAAAAGTTAAGGATATGTATTCGCTTTATGAATTAAATCAAATAAGTAAAACTGATTATGCTAAATTATGTAATATAAGTAGACCAACATTAGATAAATATTTAAAAGTAATAAAGGGAGAGTAAGAGCAATCTTATTCTCTTTTTTATTATGTAAGAAAGGAGGAATATTTATGGAGCTAAGGGAAAAGGCTTTTGAACTATTTAAAGAAAGCAATGGGAATATGTCATCAAAAAAAATAGCAGATGCTTTAGGAATAGATTTAAATAAGGTTAAGTATTGGAGAAGAAAAGATAACTGGAAAGATAATATAAATAGAAGTAGGGGAGCACCAAAGAGAAATAAAAATGCTATTGGTAACAATGGGGGAGCACCTAAAGGAAACTTAAATAACTTTAAGCATGGAATGTATATAGATGATTCTAAATTTTCATCTAAAAATTTCTTAGCTAAATATATTCCAGCAGCAACAAAAAATATAATTGGTGAAATTGAAGATGCTGGATTAAGTTCTTTAGATATTCTTTGGATGAATATAACTACTCAATTAGCTGCAATAATTAGATCACAAAAGATTATGCATGTAAAGAGTAAGAATGATTTGACTAAGGTATTAAAGAAAGAAACATGGGGTAAGAATCCATCAGAAGAATATGAATTACAATTTGCTTGGGATAAACAAGCTAACTTCTTACAAGCTCAATCTAAAGCTATGAAAACTTTAGAAGGATTAATAAATAGCTATGAGAAACTATTACATACTAACTGGGATTTAGCTTCAGAAGAACAGAAAACTAGAGTTGAAAAGCTTAAAGCAGAAGTTAATAAGTTAACTGGTGATAACTTAGAGATTGAAGATACAAGCGAAACTGAGGATGATATTTATGGCAATCAAGAAGAAGAAAACAATTAATTTTAAGTTTTCAGATAAACATAAGGATTATATTAGAGCTTGTACTTCTAATATGTATAACATTGCAGAAGGAGCTGTTAGAGCAGGTAAAACTGTTGATAATGTATTTGCATTTGCACATGAATTAAAAGATACAAAGGATAAACTACATTTAGCTACTGGTTCTACTGCTGCTAATGCTAAATTAAATATTGGAGATGCTAATGGCTTTGGTCTTGAATATATATTTAGGGGACAAAGCCATTGGGGAAAGTATAAAGGCAATGAATGTCTTTATATTAAAGGGCCATCAACTAAGAATAAACTAAGGATAGTTATATTTGCTGGTACTGCTCTAGCTAATAGTTATAAGAAAATTCGTGGTAACTCATATGGTATGTGGATTGCTACAGAGATTAACTTACATCATCCTGATTCTATTAAAGAAGCATTTAATAGAACTATTGCAGCACAGAAAAGGAAAGTGTTTTGGGATTTGAATCCAGATAATCCAAATGCATTTATTTATAAAGATTATATAGATAATTATAAAAATAAATATGATGTAGGTACTTTAATTGGTGGATATAATTATTATCACTTTACTATAGATGATAATATAAATATCTCTGATGAAAGAAAGGAAGAAATTAAGAGCCAATACGATAAAACTTCTATTTGGTATCAAAGAGATATATTAGGTAAAAGGTGTGTAGCCGAAGGTCTTATTTATAGAAGGTTTGCAAATAATCCTAAGAAATTCATTATTGAAAATAAAGATATAAGTAACTTAATGAAAATATCTATAGGAGTAGACTTTGGGGGTAATGGTTCAGGCCATGCATTTATTGCAACAGGAATTACATTTGGATTTGAGAAAGTAATTATATTATCTAGTGAAAGACATTTTGGAGATGATATAGATCCTGAACGCCTTGGAGAAATATTTGTTGATTTTGTAAAGAAAATAAATCATAAATATGGATTTGCAGAAGTTGCTTATTGTGATAGTGCAGAGCAAGTTTTAATTAGGGGATTGAAGAATGCAGCTATAAAAGAAGGATTAGATATAAGAGTAACAGATGCTTGGAAATCAACTGTTAATGATAGAATAAACGCCACTACAAAACTAATGGCCCAGGATAGATTACAACATACAAATGATTGTAAAACTATTGAAGATGCTTTTTGTACAGCTATCTGGAATCCTAAAGAGTTAACTAAGAATGAAAGATTAGATGATGGCACAAGTGATATAGATAGCTTAGATGCCTTTGAATATAGTATTGAAAGAGATATTAGACGACTATTAGATGTGTTTTAACAACTTCGCTTAAATTTTATTTAGCGAAGTTGTTGAGTTTTGCTCAACGAAGTTAAGCCATTTATAGGCGTTTTTTTAGTTTGAAAAGTTTAGCACAAGTAAACTTTTAGAAAAAAACTGCATTTTTGAATTGAATTTTAAAATTGTGAGGTAATTTAATATGTTTTCAAAGATAAAAAAGATTATTAAGGGGGTGGTTTATAACATGTTAAATAGAACTGATATTGCTAAAGAATTGAATATTGAACTGGCCATGAATGATGAAATGGCTAATGCAATTAATTTATGGAGCAATATGTATAACAATACTCCACCTTGGCTTGATGATAATATTAAAACATTAGGACTTTCAGGAGCTATATCAAATGAATTAGCTAGACTTGTAACAATAGAGTTTAAAAGTGAAATAAATAATAATGAAGATTTAAATAAAGTTTATCAAGAGCTTGTTAATGTATTAAGAATTAATACTGAATATGCATGTGCTAAAGGTGGATTAGTATTTAAACCATATTTTGATGGCAAACAAATAGAAATAGATATTATACAACAAGATAATTTCTTACCGATTGCATACAATGCTATTGGAGAAATTACATCAGCTGTATTTTTAGAATATAAGATTATTGGCAATAAGAAATATACTAGAATAGAATACCATGATTTTAAAGATGGTAATTATACTATAAAAAATATAGCTTATGTTAAAGAAAATCTTATAAAAGATAATAGCTTAGGTAAAAAGACAATTTTAGCTAGTGTTCCAGAATGGGAGAATATACAGGAAGAAATAACACTAAATACTACTAGACCTTTATTTAGTTATTTTAAAATACCACAGGCCAATGCTATAGATAGTAATAGTCCATTAGGAGTATCATCTTATGCTAAAGCTACTGATTTAATAATGGAAGCTGACAAACAATATTCACGTATTTTATGGGAATATAAAGGAACTGAACTAGCTATACTTGCATCAGAAAGTTTATTTAAACTTAAAAAAAATGGTAAGTATGATATTCCAGAAGACCAGGAAAGATTATTTAAAACTTTTTCTTGGGAAGATAGAAATGGTAAACAACTATTAGATACATTTAGTCCTGATATAAGGGATACTAATCTATTTAATGGATTAAACAACCTACTTAGAAGAATAGAGTTTAACTGTGGATTAGCTTATGGAACTTTAAGCGATATAAATGATGTATCTAAAACGGCTACTGAAATTAAAACTTCAAGGCAAAGAAGTTATTCTACTGTTAAGGATATACAAAAATCACTCGAGAAAGCACTTAAAGAACTTATAGTTAGCATGAATGATTTAGCTGTTTTATATAAATTAAAAATAAATTCTTTAGATATAGATAAAGATGTTAGTTTTGAGTGGGATGATTCACTTATCTTAGATAAAGATAGTGAGTTAGAATCCATGAGAAATGATGTTGCAGCAGGTATATTAAAACCAGAACTTTATATATCTAAAAAATATGGAGTTTCTGAAAAAGAAGCACTAAAGATGATGCCAGATCTAGGAGAGAGTTTAAAAAGTAAATCGCCTTTGGATGATTTAGAGGAATAGAATGGCCTTAACTCCAGAAGAATTAAAAGCTATACCTGAAGATTTTGTTAATCTATATCAAGAATTAGAAGATTTTATAATTGCTGATATTGCTCGAAGGATTGCTAAAATAGGTAAATTAACAGATAGTGCAAAATTAGAAACTATAAGAGCTAATGAAATTGGAATATCTCTTAAACTTGTAAAAGAAAAGGTGAAAGAACTATTAAAGTTTACAGATGAAAAAATAAATCAAATATTTAATGATGCTGGGGTATATTCAGTAGCTCAAGAAAATGTTTTATATAGTGCAGCTGGATTAAATACTGTTAAGATAACTAATAATATTGCTTTAGCTAATATCATTGGTGCAGCTATTAAACAAACATCAGGAGAATTATATAATTTAACTCAATCTATGGGATTTGCTCAAAGAGTAAATGGAAAAATAGTATATAAACCTATTGCTAAATATTATCAAGATGCAATGGATTTAGCTGTTATGCAAATAAAGTCAGGTGCAACAGATTATAATACAGCTATTAAACAAGCAGTTGATAGGTTAAGTGAGAGTGGAATAAGACATGTTGATTATGATAGTGGTGTAGTAAATAAAATTGATGTAGCTGTTAGAAGAGCTGTTATGACTGGTGCTAATCAAATGACACAAAAGATTACATTAGAAGGAATGGAGGAAACAGGCAACGATTTTGTAGAAACTACAGCACATGTTGGAGCAAGACCTGGACATGCATTATGGCAAGGTAGAGTATTTTGTTATAGTGGGAAAAGTAAAGAATATCCACCGTTTATAGAAAGTACTGGATATGGTACTGGACCAGGGCTTGGAGGATGGAATTGTAGACATTCATTTTATCCTTTTATTCTTGGTATAAGTAAAAGAGCATATACAGATGAACAACTTGAAAATATAGATCCATCACCATTTGAATACAATGGTAAAACTTATACTTACTATGAAGCTACTCAACATCAAAGATATGTTGAAAGAAAAATTAGAAAAACCAAATCGCAATTAATAGGATATAAAGCAGCTGGATTAGATGAAGAATTTACTAATGCTAGTATTAGATTAAAACAACAAGAAAAATATTATAAAGAATTTAGTAGTGTAGCTGATATTCCTATGGAAAAGCCTAGATTACAAATGCATAAATTTGATAGAAGCTTATCTCAAAAAGCTGTTTGGGCAAAGAAAAAACATGATCAGCAAGAATTTAATAAATTTAAAGATGGGTTAGGAGCTTTAGCACCAAAAACATTAGAAGAATTTAAGGATATAATGTATAATAAACCTATAGAATTTAATTTACTTAAAGAAAAACTAGAGCTTGTTAATTCTTATAAGGTTGATTATGGAGAAGTAGCACCAGAAAAAATTTATGAGTTAGATAAAAGTGCTTTTGAAGCTAAAAAGACAAGATTTGATTATAGTAAGTTTACTGGTAAATCAAAAAGGAAAGTTAAAAACTTAGGTAGTAGTGGTAACTTCGCTATTATGGAATTTGAAAACAAGCAATATTTTGCTCATAGTTCCGTAAATGAAAAATCAGATATAGAATTTGATGCTATATCTGGTAATAAAGATGATTTTATATTACATAAGGATAAAAGAGAGTTTGAAACATTAGTTATAAATGATATTCCTAGACATTTCTGTACAGAAGCTAAAATGTTTGAGTATATTAACTCAAAGGTTTCAAATAATTTTGATGGTGAGTTGACAATATTATCAGAGCTTGATATGTGTGATAGTTGTAGGGTGGTATTAAAGCAATTTAAAGAAAGATATCCACATGCAAAGGTAAATATTATATCAGGTAAAGAAGGATTTAACTGGAGAAAAAGGAAGTGATTTAATTGAGTTATATGCGTTTAGAAGATTCTTATAATGATATAAAAGATGCAACACTAGATACATTAAATAGAAATAAAGAAAAATATAAATTACCTATTAATCAAGCTGTTGCTTATTATATGAATGAATTAGAAGGAATATTTGAAGAAAATGAATTTGAAAAGACTATCACATTAATTCCTATAGGAATATTTTTGATAGAAAATAAATTTAAGCATAAAATATTAGATGATGTAGAAGAATCTATATCAAAAATAGAAAGCAATAAATATAATAACCTATTTTTAAATACTGAAGATAGAGATCAGGTAGAAAAAGATATTAAATTTATAAGAGATAATATAGAAACACTTACTTAAAAGATTAGTAAGTGTTTTTTATTTTGCAAAAAAAATTAGAAAGGAATGATATTAAATGGCAAAATTAAGTGAAATATTAGGTGATAGCTATAATACACTATCTGAAGAAGTTAGAAATCAATATAAGGATATAGATCTTGTCGATAGTTCTAAATATATAGAAAAATCTAAGTTTGATGAAGTTAAACAAGCTAAAAAGCAATTAGAAACAGATATTAAAGATAGAGATACTCAATTAGAAACTTTAAAGAAATCCGTTGGTGATAATGCAGCTTTAAAGCAGCAAATAGAAACTTTACAAGCTGATAATAAGAAAAAAGATGAAGATTATCAAGCAGAGCTTAAAGATTTAAAGTTAACTAATGCTATTAAACTAGCTATAGCTGATTCAGCACAAGATGTTGATTTAGTTTCTAGTTTAATAGATAAGACGAAACTTATTTTATCAGATGATGGAAAAGTTACAGGTTTAGAAGAACAAGTTACAGGATTAAAAGAATCTAAGAGCTTTTTATTTAAACCTGTAGATGAAAATAATACAAATAATATCCAATTTACTAAAAGAACTAGTGGGGGTAATAGTGAACCTACTCAAAAGACTTTAAGTGAATTAATGCAAGCTAAAAATGCTAATCCCAATATGGAAATTAGCTTTAAATAAAAATAATTAAAGAAAGAAGGAATGAAAATGCCAAGTTTCAATGAGAAAATTTTTAATGGTGAAGTATTCGGTCAATACATGGATACAATACCTAACCTAAACAGAAATGAGCTTATAAAAAGTAAAGCTATAAGACCAAGACAAGATATAGCTAATTTATTTAGTGCTCAAGTAGGAGGAAATTTTGCAACAATACCTATAACAGGAAGAATAGGAGGAAAGGCACAAAACTATGATGGTAAAACACAAGCAGAAGCTAAAACAGTTAAAACATTTAGTCATAGTAGAGTAGTAGTTGGAAGACAATCTGCGTGGACAGAGAATGATTTTTCTTATGATATTACTGGTGGAAAAGATTTTATGGAACAAGTTGGAGAGCAAGTAGCAGAATATTGGGATGAAATTGACCAAGCTACATTATTAGCAATCTTAAAAGGTATATATAGTATGTCTGGTGTGAAAAATAAAGAATTTATTGATGAACACACTTATGATATAAGTGATAAACCTAATAAAGAAGAGCAAATGTTTAATGTAACAACATTAAATTCTGCAATTCAAAAAGCATTAGGAGATAATAAAGCTAAATTTGCTATAGCGATAATGCATTCAGCTGTTGCTACAAATTTAGAAAACTTAAAATTAATTTCTTATATGAAATATACTGATGCTCAAGGTATTGAAAGAGATTTAACTTTAGGAACACTAAATGGAAGAGTAGTTTTAATAGATGATAATATGCCAGTTGAAAATGTTCCAGCTAAAGGAACAGAAGGACAAGATGGATATATACCTGCATACAATAAATATACTACTTATGCTTTAGGAGAAGGAGCTTTTGAATATACTAATTGTGGTGCTAAAGTTCCAAATGAAATGGCTAGAGATCCTAAAACAAATGGTGGAGAAACAACACTTTATTCTAGACAAAGAAAAGTATTCGCTCCATTTGGTATATCATTCACTAAAAAAGTAATGAATTCTTTATCTCCAACTGATGAAGAGTTAGAGAATGGTTCAAACTGGGAGCTATGCAATAATCAAGGTGCTAGCAATAAAGAATATATAGATCATAAATTAATTCCTATAGCTAGAGTAATAACTAGAGGATAGGATTATGAATAAGTATGTAGATTATGTTTTTTATACAGAAGTCTTTGGAGGGAAACTTTCTTCCAAGGACTTTTCTTTATATGAGTTTAAAGCAAGAAAATTCATAGATACCATTACATTTAATAGGATCAATGAAAGCAATTTAGATGATGATATAAAAATGGCTGTATGTATAGCTATAGAAAATATTAAAAAAATAGATTCTGAAAAAAGTTGTAAAGTTAGTGAAAGTGTAGGAAAACATAGTGTTTCATATTCTGAAAATCTAATAAATAGTTCTGAAGAAAATTTATATAAAGAAATTAGCATGTATATACCTGATAATTTACTTTTTAGAGGATGTGATTAAATGCACATAACTTTATTTAATAGCGTATACAATCCAGATACAGAGCGAACAGAGTATAAAAGAACATATTTATATGATGTTGATTGGCAAGCAGGTAAAAAAATATCTGAAGACGGAAAAGGGATAATAAGCTATGATTTAATAACTTGTTTTGTACCATTTAATACTCAAGCTTCAGAGAATAAAATTTATAAAACTCCAGGAGAATTTATAAACTTAGGAGCTGAGGAAGTAGATAAATATTTCACTTTTAAAAAGGGTGATTATATTGTAAAAGGAGTAGTTGATTTTGAGTTAACTGATTCAAATAGAGGGAATTCAATATCAAAGTTAAAAAATACTTATGAGGTGGGAACTCTGATAAGCATTGAAACAAATGATTTTGGTAGCGAGTATTTACATCATTGGGAGCTAGGAGCTAAATAATGAATATTACTTTTAAGATGAATTCATTAAACTCTATTTTAGAGAAAAGAGGACTTGAGCCAAATGGCCAGGTACAATCTTTTTTAACCAATGAAATTGCTAGACTTTCTAATCCTTATGTGCCTTGGCAAAGTGGTAACTTAAAAGATACTCAAGTTTCAATTACACCTAGTCGAATTAAATACTATGCACCATATGCCACAAAACAATATTATGAAAATGCTGGTATGGGTAAACAAGGAACGGCTAAGGGTGGTTTAAGAGGTAAAAGATGGACTGAAAGAGCATGGGCAGATCATGGAAAAGAAATAGTTGAAGGAGCTATTAAAATAGCTGGAGGTAAGTAATGAATTTAATAGAAAGTATAAGAGAGTTTATTAAAGAGTGTCCTTATTTAGAGGACTATTTAGGAGCTACTAAGCCTAAGGTGGGAGTAGATTATTTAAGTGATGAAATTATTTGTTATTCAATAGAAAGAGTTCCATGTAATCCAATAATAAAAAAATATGTAGATGGAAGTTCAAAAAAACAAGAATTATTTGTATTTAGTAGTAGAGAATCTTATGGGCCAGATGTTTTCAATAACTTAGAAAATATTAATTTTTATGAAAAGTTTGCTTCATGGATAGAAGAACAAAATAGTAATAAAAATTTACCTAAGCTTACTGGAAAGTATGAAGCAGAAAAATTAGAAATAACAACTAATGGATATGCTTTTCAAACAGATATAGATAAAGCTCGTTACCAAATACAATTAAGATTAACTTATTTTGAAAGGAAGTAGATAAAATGGGAGTAAGAAGTAGAACAGTAGTAGCCGATTATTTAAAAGTAGGAGAAGAGTTTAAGTTAATGGGAGCTGGATTTACAGATATTAATGAAAGTCCCAACGCTAAAACAAGTACAAAGCAATATGTAAATGATAAATCTCCAACTTCTTCAATAACTAGTTACGAACCAGAATTTGAATTTGAAACTGACCAAATGAGAGAACAAGAAGCAATTGATTTTATTTGTGAAATTGGAGAAATGCAAAAAATAGGTTCTGAAGCAGAAACAGAATATATAAGAGTAGATTTAGATAAAGCAGCTCAAGAAGAAAATTCTTTTAGAGCTAGAAAATTTAAAGTTGCTGTAAAAGTAGATGATTTTGGATCTAAAGATGGAGAAATGTCTGCTAAAGGTAAATTATTATGTAAAGGTGATTTAGTTTTAGGATCATTCAATACTAGTACAAGAACTTTTACAGAAGGATTTACAGCAAAAAACCAACTAGGAAGTAAGGTGAGTAAATAATGATAAAAATTAATGGTATAGAATTTGAATTTGATGCATTTGATGCAGATGATGTAGAAAAAGCAAAAAAAGAAATGAATAAGGTTGTTGCTGCACTAGAAAATCCACCAAAAAACTTAGATAGAGTTGGAGCAATTAAATATACTGTAAAAAATGTAGGAGATTGCTTTAATAATTTATTTGGAGCAGATTCAGCAAAGAAAATTTTCAAAGGAAAAACTAATATGAAATTAGCTTTAAAAGCTTTTGAAGATTTAACAGTTGGAATACAAGCTCAAGATAGAGAGTTTGAAAAAGAAATGGAAGAAACAACTCAAAAGTATTCTCCTAATAGAGCAGCTAGAAGAAATAATAAAAATAAGAATAAAAAATAATGAATCTATTAGTTGATTTAGTTCCACAAAGTGTTCAAATAAATGGAAAAGAGTATGAAATCAATAGTGATTTTCGCACATCAATTTTATTTGAACTACTTATGGATGATGAAGAAGTACCTGAAGAAATATTGCCTTTGCAGGCACTTAAATTATATTACCCAGAATTACCTCCAAAAGAAGATTTTGAAGAAGCAATAAATAAAATAATGTGGTTTTATACTTGCGGGAGAGAAGATAAAGAAGTTTCATCTAATGGTAATAGCAATTCTTCTAATGAAGAAAATAATATATATTCTTTTGAATATGATGATGAATATATATATAGTGCTTTTCTAAGCCAATATAAGGTGGATTTACAAGATATAGAGTATTTACATTGGTGGAAGTTTAAAGCGATGTTTAAGGGGCTTTCAGAAGGTAATAAGATAATGGAAATAATTAAATATAGAAGTATTGACTTATCTAAAATAGAAGATAAGAAAGAAAGAGAATTCTATAAAAATATGAAAAATACATTTAAGTTACCAGATAGGATCAATAAAGATGAAAATGAAAAAATTAAATCTATTGAAGATGCTCTAATTAACGGTGGAGTTTTAAACTTTTAGTAAATATAGTATAATTATGGTAAACAGTTAGTGAAGGAGCGGATAATATGCCTATATTTAGAAAGAAAAATAAAGATGGTTATTTATCAATTAATTTACAATATGTAGATGGTTTACCTGGTTATACATATAATACTCCAGTTGCAGTTTCTTTAAACACTAAAGATTCTGTTTTAGAAATTAATGCTAGGGCAAAAATATTTGATTGCCCACCAGTTAAATTAGCATTTAATAGAATAGTTCAATTTGATCTCATTGATGAAAAAACTATAATAGAGAAAGAAAAATCAATGTTTGGAAGAGCATTTGTAGGAACTTTACTCTTAGGTACTACTGGTACTATTTTAGGTGGTATTAGCGGTATGGGTACTAAAAAGAAAATTAAAAATGATGAATTTTTAATAATAAATTATGGTGAAGATATTGAAAATATGAAAGCTTTAACATTCAGAGTAGTTGGAGCTACATATCACTTGGTGCCATTCATGAAAGCATTAAATCAATATGCCCCATTTAATCCTGAAAAATTTAAACAATTAAAAGAACAATTAGAAATAAATGATTTAGACGGAGAAAAACCTAAAGAAATCATTTTATAAACTAAAAAAGCACTTAATACTTATTAGGTGCTTTTTTTAATCCCTTAAATTAAGAAGGTGATATTTATCAAAGAAATAAGGTGTCCTTGTTGTAATCAACTTTTACTTAAAGCTAGCATTGCAACAGGAGAATTAGAAATTAAATGTTGTCGTTGTAAAAAAATAATAAAACTAAATGTAAAAAAAGACGGAGCTTAGAGCCACACCGTTAGAGTAGTGAGCCAATGCCTGCTTTTTATTTTTTAATAGAAAGTAGGTGAAAAAATGGCAGATGGAACTATAGTTATTGACACCAAGATAGATAATAAAGGTGCAGAAAAAGGCGTAGATAATATAAAAAGACAAGCAGCTAAACTAGCACAGGAATATAAAAAAGCTGGTATGAGTTCATCTGAAGCTTGGAAGAAAGCTTGGAGTGAAATAGAACGTAGTAGCTCTAATGGAACAAGAAAAGTTAAAGCTGATATGATTTCTATTGCTTCATTAGCTAAAAAATGTGCTGGAATTTTAGCTGGTGCTTTTGTTATAGATAAGATTAAAGATTTCACTTTATCTGTCTACAAAACAGGTATAGAGTATAATGCTTTATCTGAACAAGCCCAAGTTGCATGGTCAACTATCCTTGGAAGTCATGAAGCAGCTTCTAAAATGATGGCTGAAATTACTGATTATGCTGCTAAAACCCCATTCAGTAAGATGGGTGTTGATACTATGGCTAAGCAATTAACCAATGCAGGATTCAAAGGGCAAGCGGTATTTGACCAATTAACTAAAATAGGTGATATGGGTTCAGCGTTTGGTATTCAAGAAGATTCACTTAAGGAAATGGTTAGACAATATGCGCAAGTGCAACAAGCCCAAGTCGCTTATACAGAAGATTTAAATATTTTACAAGATAGAGGTATTCCAATTTTTAAATCCTTAGCCGAGGTAATGGGTGTGCCAGTAAGCCAAGTTAGAAAATTGGCTTCAGAAGGTAAGGTAACAGCAGATGTTTATAATAAAGCTTTAGATAGTATAGCTTCTAAAACTAAAGGCGCTATGGAAAATCAGTCTAAAACATTCAATGGAATGATTTCTACAATGGAAGATAATCTATCTATTTTAATGGGATTACTTACAAAGCCTATGTTTGATAAGATGAAGGCTGGATTAGAAAATTTATTACCTAAAGTTGATAAATTAATTGATGCAACCGAAGTTTTTTTCTCTAGTCTAGATAAAGGGGAAAGCGTAGGAGAAAGTTTAAGGAAAAGCTTAGATAATTTATTTGGAGAAGATAAAGCTGAAAAAATTATTGGAATAGCAAATGCTATTGGTTTATGTTCTTCAGCAATTATAGGAGCAGGTAGTTCAATTGCAGGCTTAATGATAATAAGAAAAGTAATAAAAACTTTTCAAGCTGCAAGGAAAGCTATTGCAACATATGAAATGACAGTTGGTGCTGCCAAACTTACAGAACTAGCTCTTAACGGAACATTAGGAATTACAGAAACTTTATTTGGAGTACTTACTGGAAAAATAAAATTAGCAACTCTTGCACAAGCAGCATTTAAAGCTGTAATGTCAATAAATCCATTCACTATTATTATAGTAGCAATTGGAGCTCTTGTAGGTGCTTTTATTTATCTTTGGAAGACTTCAGAAAGTTTTAGAAACTTTTGGATAGGCTTATGGAATAATATAAAAAACTTAACATCATCAGCTATTAATGGTATTAAGAATTTATTAATTTCATTAGGAGAAAGTTTAAAAAGATTAGGAGAACATATAAATAATTTATTAGGTCCTACTTTATTAGTAGTGTGTGAAAAAGCTAAAAAAACATGGGAAAGCTTTAAAGGAGTTATTTCATCATTAAAATTAGAATTTATAGCATTAAAAAATGCTACTATTGGAGCAATAGGAACAGGAGTATTAAGTTTAATTGAAAAAGCTAAGAAAGCATGGAATCAATTAAAAGAATCTATTCATTCTTTAGCTGATAAACTTTCTTTTTTAGTTACTTTAGTTCATATGTTAAGTACTTCTTTAATAAATACATTTACAACTGCTAGAGGTTTAACTTTAACATTTGTAAGTATTATAAGTAAAATGGGGTTACGTTTATTAGGAATAACTGGACCATTAGGTTTAGTTGCATCTTTATTAATAACTTTAACAGCTAGCTTTTTTAAATTAAGTGGTTTTACAGCTGATGGAATAACAAAAACATTCGATGATCTAGCTAATAAAATAAGCAATGTTGGGGATGTACTTATAACTAATCTTCCTAAATTTATAGATGCTGGAGCAAAAATAATAGTAAATATTATCAATGGAATAACTAATAGTATTCCTAAAATAATAGAGGTTGCAAGTAAGATAATTACCAGTATAACTAATGGAATAACTTCAACACTTCCAAAATTAATAAGTGTTGCAACAAGCTTAATTGATTCTTTTTCAAATTTTATTGTTGCTAATCTACCAAAGCTAATTGAAGCTGGAGTAGCTATATTAAATAATCTAGTTCAAGGAATTAATAATAATATTCCTAAATTTTTAGAAGTAGTAACTAGAGTAGTTAATTCATTTTCAGATTATGTTTCTAATAATCTTCCTAAATTAATAGATTCGGGAGTACAAATTCTTGATAATTTAGTTCAAGGAATAACTGATAATATACCAAAGTTAGTAGAATCAGCAACAAAAATTATTGATAATATTTCAAATACAATATCAAATAATTTACCTAAATTACTTGAAAATGGATTAAAAATTGTAACAAAAGTTTTAGAAGGAGTATTAAATGCGTTACCTAAATTATTAATTATAGGTTTTAAAGTATTAAGTGCTATAATTTTAGGAATAATAACTAATTTACCAAAACTTCTAGAAATGGGAGTTAAAATAGTTGGAGCTTTAGCTGGTGGAATATTATTAGTAGTTGCTAAATTAGCAGAAGTAGCCTTAAAGTTAATAATAACTTTAGTTGGTGCTTTATTAAGTAATCTACCTCAAATTATAGAAGCTGGAGTTAAATTATTACTTGCTATAGTTCAGGGAATATTACAAGTATTACCTCAATTACTTATGGCAGCTTTACAAATAATACTTACTTTAATTCAGGCTATAGCTACTAATCTACCAACTATCTTAATGGCTGGTATAAAGATAATAATGACGTTAATAGAAGGAATTCTACAAGCATTACCACAAATTTTAATGGCAGTATTAAAAATAATAATAACTTTAGTAGGGGCTATAATAACTAACTTACCACAAATATTAATGGCTGGTGTAAAAATAGTACTAGCTTTAATTGAAGGAATAGTTTCTTTAGAATTTAAATTATTAGAATTAGGATTGAAGTTAATTATTCAGTTAGTAATGGGAATTGCTAAAGGGATTCCTATAATAATTCAAAAGGCTATAGAAATTGGCAGTGGATTTTTAAATGCTATTACAACCTGGTTTTCTCAATTACCAGGTAGAATTCAAACATATATAAGTAATGCTCTTAGTAAAGTAAATTTATGGGGAAGCCAAATGAAGTCTAAAGCAACTGAAACTGCTAGTAGATTTATAAGTAATATTACTACTTATATTTCTCAACTTCCAGGAAGGTTATGGAGCTACTTAAGCAATGCTCTTAGCCGAGTTATTTCTTGGGGTAGTAGTCTTGGAAGTGCAGGGGCAAGTGCAGCGCACCGTTTAGTTAATGCAGTTGTCAGTACTGCATCTTCTATTCCAGGTAGAATGGTTTCAATAGGAAGAAATATTGTACAAGGTGTATGGAATGGTATTACTGGTGCTGCTGGTTGGTTTTATGGTAAAATTAGTGGCTTTTTTGGTGGATTAGTAGATAAAGCTAAATCAGCACTTGGAATTCACTCCCCTTCAAGAGTTATGAGAGATCAAGTTGGTAAATGGATTATGCCAGGGGTTTCTGTTGGTATAGATGAAACAATGCCTGATTTAAAAGATAACATGAAATCTAAAATGCTAGGTTTAACTAAAGAAATGAAAGCTAAAGTTAAAATGGAAACTTCATCTTTAGGAGCTTCTATAGTAGCTAAAAGTAATGCTGAAGTAACTAGCAAAACTTTAAATTCAAGTAATAATTCATCTAATGCATCAGAAGGCAATTCATTTACTATACAGAATATTTTAGACGGAAATATAATAGGTGAAGCAACTTATAGAATAGTTGATAATAAATTAGCCTTAGCAAGTAGAAGGAGAAGATAAAAATGTTATTAATAAATAATATTGATATAAGTAACTTCAAAGCTAAGTTGCTTTCGAGGAAAATTAAACCAGCTAAATTATCTAATTTTAATAGATGGAATAAAGGAGCAATTAATCCTTTTATTTCAGATAATTTTGAAGAATCATATAAAGAAATTGATTTAGAGTTTGATATGCTTTGTAAAAATGCAGATGAACTTGAAATGATGAAAAGTAACCTTATAAGTGAAATAAAAAAAGCTATACTTAAATACAATGATATAAGTTTAAATTATAAGGTGTTCCTAGATGGAGAACCTGATATTTCTTATATAATGCCAGGCAATGAAATTTTAAAAGTGAAATTATTAGGTTACTGTTTTGGTAACGAAATTGTTGAATATTTAAATAAAATTTCTAATAAAGAAATTAAAAATAAAGGAAACACTAAAACACCAGCTATAGTTGAAATTGTTCCAAGTGCAGATTTGATAGATATAACCATTAACGGCTTGGCCAATGATCCTATAACAATTAAAAATTTAAAACAAGGTAAAAAAATAATAATAGATGGTAAAGAGGGAACTGTTACAGAGGAAGGTATTAATAAGTTTAAAGATACCGACTTTTGGGAGTTTCCTTTTTTAATGCCAGGAAACAATGGAATTATTTTAAGTAAAAATAGTTGTGATGTGGTTATAAAATATGAACCACGATATTTATAAAATAAAAAGAAAGAAGGAATATAAAATGGCAGAATTAGAAAATAAAATTACATCTGTAGAATCTACAGCAAAAGTAACAAGTACAATAACAGAATCTACAAATCTTAATGGAACAGTAGAAGTTGAAAAAGATGGAATGAAACAAACAGTATTAACAATGAGTTGTAGTTTAACTCAAAATACTGTTGCTAACATTCAAACATATGTAACTAATATGGATTTATTCTTAGCAAACTCTCAACTTGTTCAAGGAGAAGTTATAAAATTTAGGGAAAAAGCAACAGAAGTAGGGAAAAGCCTAAATTGTTTTGTATTTTAGTATAAGAGCTTACATTTTGTAAGCTCTTTTTATATTTAAATTTTAAGAAAGAAGGTTTAATTTTATGGCTAATATTAAAGATTTAAATTTGAATTGTCCTAATTTAAAAATAGATAAAAAGACAAATAATATTAAAGTGAAAAAAGCTAAAACTAGCCCTTTAAAATAATATTTTATGTTAGTATACTCCTTAGAGGAGATGATAAAATATGAAAATCAAAGGATTAAAAGCAAATCTAATACCAGTTATTCCTGAAAGATTGGAAAATAAATTAGAGTTTAGAATTACTACTGAATTAACTGAAGAAGATATACTCTTATATTCTACTGTTTTGATTTATTTTGATAAGCAATTAAAGAAAGATAAAGTAAATTTAGATTCTATTCCTAAGACATTTGCTATATTTACTGATGATGGTGATATAGAAATTTCGTTAAGTGATACTGTACTTGGTATTAATTCTAATATAATAATATATGCTATAAAGCGTTTTGAAAAATTAAATCTTCCAGAGGTTTTGAAGGTTAGTGTATTTTTAGAAGAATTATGTCATTGGGCTTGGAATATAGAGGATGAGGTAGAAGTTAAATTTAAGATTTTTGAAATATTAAAAGAAATTTATCCAGGATTAAAAATTCAACAAGTTTATCCAGGATTAAATAATTAAGAGCTTACACTTTGTAGGCTCTTTTTTATTCAAATTTTAAGAAAGAAGGTTTAAATTATGGCAAATAAAAATAATAGAAGGTTTAACAAAAATAATAAAGGGAATAAGGAAAATGTAGTTGATGTTAACTATACAGAAGTTAAAGAAAAAGAAGAGAGTAATCCAACTTTTGAGGAAGGGAATTATGTAATTACTGTAGTTTCTAAGGGGGAAATAATAAAAAAACTTGCAGTAGCAGGAGCAGAAGTTTATGTAACTAAATTAGCAGATGGAGGTCTAACTGTAGACCTTAAATAAGGAGGGGTTAGACTATGCTTAAACTTAAAGACAAAAATAAAAATCTTGTAGCTGGACTTATAAATTATAAAGATTTATGTATAGAGAGTATTCTTGCAACTGGAGATAAGAAGCTCTCTTTTTCTTTACATAAAGAAGATAAATTTTACAATTTTATAGAAGAAGAATGCTATATAGAAACCAAAGAAGCTGAATTTGTTATTAAAGCAAGAGATGTAGGTGTAGATTACACCAGGTTTGATTGTGTTCTTAATTTAGAAGAACTTGAAGCTAATATATTTGATAGATTTGAAAGCGTAGAGCAGACAATAACAGCTTCTTTAAATTTAGCTATAGTTGGAACTGGTTGGACAGTAAAGGATAATACATTAAAGAAAAAGAGAACTGTTAGATGTACTAATAAAAATGCTTTAGAAATAGTACAAGAGATAAAAAAGACTTATAGAGTAGATATAGTTTTTAATACTCTTAAGAGAGAAATAGAAGTATATGAACATCTTGGGGAAGATAAAGGAACTTACTTTATAGATTCTTTAAATCTTACAGCTCTACAAGTTCAAAGTGATTCCTATAAATTTGCAACTAGGATTGTTGCGGAGGGTAAGGATGGATTAACTTTTTCGTCAATCAATAATGGTAAAAACTATGTAGAAAACTATCAATACAGTAATAAGATTAAAACAATCTACTGGAAAGATGAGAGATATACAGTTAAAGAAAGTTTATTAGAAGATGCTAAAGCAAAATTAGAAGAATTATCTAAGCCATTTACCTCCTATAATGCTAGTATTCTTAATCTTGCGGAGCTTAATCCAAAATATAAGTCTATTTTAGATTATTCTTTAGGAGATACTATTACTCTTTTATCTAAAAGTAATAAAGTAAGAGATAAACAAAGAATAGTTAAAACTGTAGAATACCCTCAGGATCATTCTCGAGATACTGTAGAATTAGCTAATGCAGTATTAAAGTTCGAAGATATACAGCAAGAGAATCAAGAAACTACAGATACAGTAAATAATATAACAAGCGACAATGGAACTTTAGATAGTAATGCAATAGAAGATAATAGTATTGAAATAAAAAAAATAGATAACTTTGAAGCTAACGTATTAAAAGTTACTAAACTAGATGTTATAAATGCAAATATCGAAAATTTACATGCAAATAAAGCAGATATACAAGATTTAAATGCAGTTAAAGCTAGGATAGGTACATTAGAAGCTACTAAAGCTAATATAACTCAACTTAATGCCGTAAGTGCAGAAATAAGTAAACTTAGTGCATTAAAAGCAGATATAACAGACCTTAATGCAGCTAATGGAAAAATTAATGTATTAGAATCTAAGACAGCTAGTATAGATAATCTAGTATCTCAAAAAGCTAGTATTAATGATTTGAAGGCTTTAAATGCAACTATTTCTGATGCATTAATTAAAAAAGCTACTATAGTTGAATTAGAAGCTTTAGAAACTAAAACAAATAAATTAATAGCTGATAAAGCTAATATAATAGATTTAAATGCTACAAATGCAAATATTAATAAAATACAAGCTGAAACAGCTAGTATAAAAACATTACTAAATGGCAATTTATCTAGTGAAAATATACAGGCTGGTGGAATTACATCTGATAAATTAACAATAGCAAATGGATTTATAACAAATTTAATGATTTCTAGCGTTAGTGCTTCTAAAATAACAGCAGGAACTATTGACGCTGCTAAAATCAATGTAGTTAATCTTAATGCGGATAATTTAACAGTAGGTAAGATTAATGGACATTTATTAAAAGATGGATCTATATCAGGATTAGCAATAGAAAATGGAGCAATAGATAATAATAAAGTTTCACCTAATGCAAACATAGAAGCTAGTAAGATTAATATAAATAGTGTAGTAACAGCTATAAATGCTGGTAGCACATTATTAACAGCTAATAAAGTTTCTATTGATTCAGAAAAAGGGACTTTAGATGTTGCATTTAATAATTTAAATACTTCATTAGAAGCTAATAAAAAGGTTACTGAAAGCAACTCAACAGCAATTAATGTAGTTCAAGGAAAATTAAGTGCATCTATAGAAAATTCTAAAATCTTAGAAGGAAAGCAAAAGACTTTAGAAGATAATTATAATAGAACAGTTGTTACTGTAGATTCTTTGAAAAATACTGTTGGCCAACAAAAAACACTTATAGATTCGGCTACTGGAAAAATAACTAGCGTTGAAGTTAAAGCTAATACATTAGAAAAGAATTTAAGTGGATTAACTCAAACTGTTACTGATACTAAGAAGGTTATAGAAAATAATAAGACTGTATTAGAGAGTAAAAATGCTGAATTAAAAGCTAATATAGATAGTGTTTCAAGTAGTTTATCATCTGTATCTAGTACAGTAGATAAAAATAATAAAACATTAGTAGCTAAAACTAATACACTAGAGCAAAATTTAAGTGGATTATCTCAAACTGTAGCTAATAATAAAACTGTTATTGATGGGAAAATAACATCTGTAGAAGGTGAAACACATGAATTAAAGGCTGGTTTAGGTGGGCTAACTTCTAAGTTGGACACATTAAAGAGTACAACAGATGGTATTAATAAAACTGTAAGTAATCAAGGTAGTGTTATTAATCAACTTAAAGATTCAATTAACTTAAAGGTTGATTCTTCTACTTTTACTCAATCAACACAAACAATAAATAATAATATTACTAGAGCTAAAGAACAGGCGATAATTGGAGCTAGAAGTATTCCGGATACAAGGAGCAATAATGAAAATCCAGGATGGTATATGCAACATTATGCATTTCAAACAATTACAGAATTTAAATATGCTAATGTCATTGGAGTACCTAATGGAGGTTCATGGTATGGAACACTAGAAACTACAGTGCCATGGAATAACGCAAGTGGTGGATATCCAACTCAAGTATTTAGAAGTAATTCATCTCCTGTTTATCAAAGGCATGGAAATGATTTAAATACATGGAGTAGTTGGGAACAGATAGAAGATACTCAAGGTTCTCAAGATAAAGCTAATAATGCGTTAAGTAATGCTAAAAGCTATTCTGATTCTAAAAAACAAGAAGCAATTAAAGCAGCTGAAAACTTAGCATTAGAAAAATCTAACTTAGCTAAAAAGTACGCTGATGAAGTTGCTACAGCAAAAGCTAATTTAGCTAAGACGGAAGCTATAGCTAATGCAGATGGGAAAATAAGTGCTGAAGAAAAGAAAAGAATACAACAAGCACAGGAGAATCTTAATACAGCAATTTCTAAAGCAGATAAGGCGAAACAAGATGCAATAAATGAAGCTAATAGAGTAGCAGAGTTAAAGAAACAAGAAGCTATAAATAGTGCTAATAGCCATGCTGATAATAAAGCAAATGAAGCTCTTAATAATGCTAAAGCTTTTGTTAATGCAGAGATAACAACAGTAAACTCTCATTTAAATAAAGCTACATCTGAAATAAATGTCTTGAAAGAAAAAATAGAGAGTAAAGTTTCTCAATCAGACATAGATAAATCTATTCAGGAAATAAAAATAGGTGGCAGAAATTTAGCTTTGAATAGTTCAAGATTTGAATTGCCAGCTAGAAATACTGGAACAGCTTCAGATAATTATAACTATATTTCAATAGATGCTAATTTATTATTAAATTCTGAATATACAATATCAGCAAATGTTGAGATAGTTTCAGGTAGTATTAAAGAAATTAGTATTTATGATTATCCTGGTGGAAAATGCTCTAGAGTTCCAATAATAAATAATAGAATAACCTATACATTTACTAAAAGAAGTAATACAGTTAATTCTGTATTGCTATATGCTGGTTTAGCAGGAGAAACTAGAGGAAATTCTGTTATTTTTACAAACGTAATGCTTGAGAAAGGGAATATGGTTTCAGATTGGTCACCAGCTCCAGAAGATACTGACAAGCTAATTATAGACAATATTAAAACAGTAACAGATAAAATAACTACAGTAGAAAGTAAATTTACACAAGAAAATAACAGTATAAAAGCTAGTGTACAAGATTTAAACTCTACAACTCAAACTATTACAACTAATGTAAGTAATATAAATAGAGATTTAACAAGTAAAATAAATTCTAATTTAGATGCAGCTAAAACTTTTGCTACAGATATAGCTATAGCAAAAGCTAATCTTGCAAAAGAACAAGCTATAGCTTCAGCTGATGGAAAAATTACAGCTGAAGAACAGAAAAGAATTCAACAAGCTCAAGCTAACCTTAATACAGCCATAGCTAAAGCTACAGAAGCAGAAACTAAAGCTAAATCTTATGCGGATGTAAAAAAACAAGAAGCTATTAATTCAGCCAATAATAATACTACTAATGCTATAAATAATTTAGATATTGGTATATACAATTTAGCCAATGAAAGTGGAAATTTTTTAGGTAATACAGGGCTTTTTGTTGCTAATGGTGGAACTTTGGAAATAGATTCTAAAAATACTTTTAGAGGATATAATACTATAAAAATTAAAGGGAATTCAGGTGCATGTTATAAAGATTATATAGAATTACAAGGTAATACTACATATTGTTATAGTTGCTGGATTAAAAGTGATAGAATTATTCCTTTAAATGTTTCTACTCCATTACATATATGGATTAAAGAGAATTCAGATGATAGTAATTGTCATAGAGAAATAATTCTAAAATATTCAAAAGAAATAAATTCCAATTGGCAACAAGTATTTATAATCTTTAAGACACCTTCAAATAAAGATAAGTATATAATGAAACCATTTATATACGGAATAGGTGAAGCTACTGTATGGTTAGCTAATTTTCAAGTAAAAAAAGGTAGTATTTTAAATGATTGGACACCTAATCCAAATGATTTAAAGAAATATTCTGAAGAAGTAGCAAAGGCAAAAGCAGAGCTTGCAAAACAACAAGCTATAGCTAATGCAGATGGCAAGGTTACGGAGGAAGAAAGAAAAAGAATACAACAAGCACAGGAAAATCTTGATACGGCTATAGCAAGAGCAGATAAAGCTAAACAAGATGCAATTAATGCAGCAAGTACAGATGCAACTAATAAAGCTAATAATGCTTTAAATAGTGCTAAAGCTTTTGTTAATGCAGAAATAACAACAGTTAATAATAAAGTGCATAACGTAGAAAGTAATATTGATATATTAAAAAATAAAATTGCTCTTAAAGTTGAACAATCAGACATAGATAAAACAAAAACAGAGTTAATTAATAAGATAAATGTTGTAGATAATTTAGCTAATAACGCTAAAGATTTAGCTAGTGCCATGAGCTTAGGTAAAATGTTATTTAGTGATCCTACATTTAAAAATAGTTCTAACAATATTAAAACTTACAATAACAATGGAAATGGAACAGTAACAACTTCAAGAATTTCTAAAATAAATGGATGTCCAACTGATTCACTATATTGTATAGAAGTAAAAACTGTTGGAAGTGCAAGTCCTAACCATGGTGGATTTTATTTTGGAAATATGACTAGAGCAAATGCAATATTTGTAACGAAAATTATTGCTAAAATTCCAGTTGGATTAAGAATAGGGTGGTATTCAAATTCAACAGGGAATAATGGGAGTTCTAAATGGTTAACATCAGTAAATGGAACAGGTAAGTGGGAAGAGTATATACATTTATTAAAATGTGGTGATACAGGAAGTTTTTCTAGTACCAGTTTCTTTGCAGTAGATGGAGGGGGAACTCCATCAGCTAGCAATCCTATAGTTTGGCATTTAGCTTATGCAACAGTTTTTGATATAACTGAAAATGATGAATCAGTTAATGTATTAAAAACTGAAATGTCAACAGCTAAAAATAAAGTTGCAACAATAGAAACTAATTTAGATAATATTACTCAACGAGTAAGTTCTACTGAAAGCAAAACACACTCTATAGAAACTACATTAGGTGGGAAAGCATCTAAACAAGAAGTTGCAGAAGTTAATAATAGGGTTACTACTATAAAAGCTAGTTTAGATGGAATTACACAGAGAGTAAGTGCTACAGAAAGTAAAACACAAACTTTAGAAACTAATCTGAATGGCAAGGCTAGTAAGCAAGAAGTAAACAATGTTAGTAGTAAAGTTGTTTCTTTAGAAACTAATCTAAATGGAATAACTAATAGAGTTTCTAATACAGAAAGTAGAATAAATACTTTAGATGGAAAAGTTGCTAGTGCTGTAACTAATCAACAATTTACAGAGTTTAAACAAAGTAATGATAAATTTAAATTTACTGTAGAGCAAAGAAGTAGCGTATCTAATATACTTCCTAATGGTAGTTTTTTTGGTGGAGATCGTGGATGGCTTCATAATGGTTCAGAATTTTGGGCTGGTGCTTATAGTGGATATGGATTCAAAGGCAGAATTACTGGTGCAATAAAAAACAGAGCAGCATATAACAATCCAGAAAGATACTTACAAACTCACAAAGCTTATAAAGTTAAAAAGAATACTACTTATACAATAAACTTCCATTATATTTGTGAAAAGAATGTACAATCAATGGATGCTTTTGTTGTTTTAAGTAATACTGAATATGGTGATTATGCACAGCCACTTTGTATATTAACAGCTCAAGGTGGTTCACAAAGTAATGCAGCAGAAGAAAAACCATTTACATATAAATTCAATACAGGTAACCATGAATGGGTTTGGTTACGTTTCGACCATAATGGAATGAAAAGTGGCGTTAATTGGGATGAATTTTGTTGGGTTTATGTTAGTGAAATTGGAATATATGAAGGTGATGTCGGAGCTGTTAAGTGGACACCAAAAGGTGGCGAAGTTTATTCAGCTAACTATCAAATGGATGGTCTAGGATTCAAAGGGACTTTTGAAGATGGTACTTATGCATCTTTAGGTAAAGATGGACTTGAATGGTTTAACGCTGGTACTGGACATGCATATCATGCATTAACATACGTAACCTCATTCGACATTCCAATTGGTAATCCAGGTAAAGCATATATAAAACTACCAGCTGAATTTACTAAAAGAAGAAACTCTCTTAAATGGACAGTCGCATTAAGAGGATATTATTACAATACTACGGGTAACTTCTTCCCATTCCATATACATTGTACTGGTGGAAGGGATTATATAGAAAATGGCCTTGTTGTATGTGAAGTTCAAGGTTACTGTAAAATACAAAATGCCCAAAATGCTGGTGATATACAGTTTAGACCACTTACAGCTATGCTAATAGCTATAGCTTAAAGAAAGGAGGGTTATTATGGATAATTCTATAAAAAACTTTGAAAAGAAAGTAACTTTATTTTATTCTCAATCAACTGGAGATATAAAGCTTCATGCTGGTGGAATACAAGATATGAGTTATTTTGGGCCTGAAAAAGATGATTATAATTATAAATTTATAGTTGTAGATAAAGATGATTATTTACTTAATAACTTAGAAAATTTCAAAGTTGAAAATGGAAAGTTGAAACTAAAAAATAATGATATTTTAGCTAAATATATGTAGTCAGAAAGGAAAGCGATATGAATGTAGATATAACAGTATTAGTAACACTTGTAGGAGTAGTTGGCACAATTTCAGGAATATATTTCGGGTTCTGGAAAGCTAAGAAGGATGAACAAAAAACTTTAAAGGAAGATACAGTACAAAATACTGTAGTAGCAACTAAATTAGATACGATCTCTAAAGGTGTAGATGATATAAGAATAGATTTTAAAACACAAGCTAGAGAAATTCAAAGAATGCAACTAGATCAAGCTAGACTAGATGAAAGTGTTAAATCAGCTCATCATAGAATTGATGAATTACAAGAAATTATAAAGAAAGAAGGAGTGAGATAATGGAAAACATAATAAAATTTGTACCAGAGCAGTTATTAATTTTAGTAGCTGCTCTTTATATAATTGGGTATTTCTTAAAGAAAACACCTAAGGTGTTAAATTGGACTATTCCATGGATGCTTATGTTTTTAGGAATTGGATTTAGTATTTCTATAATGGGACTAAATGCTAATTCTATACTACAAGGCATAATATGTTCATTTAGTGCGGTTGCTACAAATCAATTTGTAAAACAAACTATTAAAAAATAAAAAGAAAGAAGGAATTAAAGTGTTAAAAGAACTTATTAAAATTTTAGTAAAGCTAGTAGAAGCAAAAATCAAGAAAACAGGAATGGAGGAAGAGATATTAAATCATAAAAAGTATATTGATACAGCTAAAGAAATATGGGGAATAGTTGATGAACAATTTAGGGTTACACAAAATGTTGAGGAAAAGTTATCAATCAAAGCTGATGAATTTAATAAAAGATTTTTAAAAGAACATCCTGAGGTATCTAAAGAAGATGTTGAATATTTTAGACAAGCAGTAGCTGGTGAAGTGAACAAGGGCAAACAGGCTGTTTTAGAAAATTCAGAGATATTAAAGAAATTACAAGAAGAAAATCAAGAGCTTAAATCTAAGAATATTGATTTGGAAAGTAAACTAGCTGCGATATCAAATTATGTACCATTAGAAAATAAATAGTTAAACAAGGCAATAGAATGGGTTAGAAATAGCCTTTTTTTATTGCCTTTAATATAAAATTTGCGACCGACATAAGTGTCGCTATCAAAATATTTTAAAGAAAGAAGGAATTAATTATGCAAAGTAGAAGTGATAGTAATTTTAAAGGAATAGACATAAGTAACTGGCAAAAAGGTATTAACTTAAATCAATTAAAAGAAAGAGGCTATGATGTTTGTTATATTAAAATTACAGAAGGAAAAGGATATGTAGACCCATGCTTTGAAGAAAATTATAATAAAGCAATAGCAGCAGGAATGAAAGTAGGCGTTTATCATTATTGGAGAGGTACTTCAAGTGCTATAGAACAAGCTAATAACATAGTTAGAACATTAGGTAATAAACATATTGATTGTAAGATTGCAATAGATGTAGAGCAAACTGATGGGTTAAGTTATGGAGAATTAAATAATAGTGTTCTTCAATTAGCAGAAGAATTAGAAAGATTAATAGGAGCCGAGGTTTGTATTTATTGTAATACAAACTATGCTAGAAATGTATTAGATAGCAGATTAGGTAAGTATTCATTATGGGTAGCCCATTACGGAGTAAATAAACCAGGAGACAATCCTATATGGGATAAATGGGCAGGATTCCAATATTCAGAAAATGGAACTTCAAATGTAAATGGAAGTTTAGATTTAGATGAATTTACAGAAGAAATTTTTATTAATAAAGAAAGCTCAAAAGTAACTGAAAATAAATTATTCTCTACTAATGCAAGAGCTTTAGTAGCTTTAGATCCTAGAGATAATCCAAGTGATAACTATAATGATTTAGGTGAAATATATGAAGGTGAAAGAATACAAGTTTTAGCAGAGGTTTGCGATAAAGAAGATTACTTACCAGTTAAGTATTGGAAAGATTCAGAAGGTAGAGAATCAGGAAAAGTATGGATTAGAAGTAAACAAGATTATATGATGATAGATACTTATCATAGAGTATTTAATGTAATAACTCAATTAGATGCAAGATATGAACCTTCTAGTGATTCAGCTACTATGGGTTATGTAAAAAATGGAGAAAGATTATATGTGCATAGAACAGAAGGAAACTATTCTTTATGTACTTACTTTGCAGGTAATGGCTATAAAACAGCATGGTTTACAGCTAAATATTTAGAAAGAATATAAAAAAAGGCTAGGTGGGGTTAATTCCTACCTAGCCTTTTTTTATTTAAATTTAAACATTTATTTATGATTTAATATAAATTCTTCTAAAGCAACTGTAATGATCTCTTGCATCTTCAGTTCTCTATGGTTATTACAAAACTTAGTAAATTTTTCAGAAGTATTTTTATAAAGTTTAAATGTACGA